GTGTTAATCGTTTCTCGCGGACTAGGTCCTCTATGATTATAGAGAACCTTTTGGGTGTTATTTTTGTTGGTGTTTTTGTAGGTGTCATAGGCCTTCTGCGTATTGAAATTTAGATTCTGTTATTTGTTGTATATCAAAATTATAAGATATGATTGTCTTTCTATTAGTTGATTCTATTGGTGGACATCTATGTATAATAAAAGCAGGAAATATACAAATATCTCCTTCGTCTACTTCTGGTGCAATTTTTCCATCGCCAGTCAATAATTCTGTTTTATTGTTTTCTTCATTGGCCATTTCAACATAATAAACACCTGTAAAGTTACAATCATGTATATGCCAATTATGGAAATTGTTTTCTATATATTGTTGAAACCATAGATTTGAAAATTTGATTTGATTCAATCCTAGATGTTCATCTACCATAGTATTGAGTTTAGAAACCATTAAATCATAAACAAAATTTACCCAAGGTCTATTTTTATAGTCTGTTGAATTGTCCCAGTCCAATCTATTGATAGGTGAAACCTTTGCCGTGTGTGGCATTCTATCACTCATACCTTCTATGGGTTCATTTCTTCCACATTCAGCTTGATTTATCAAATCTAATAAATGATCTTTATGCTGATGAAGTTCAGGAAAAGGTTCTTTCAAATAAAAAGAATCTATTTTAATTTTCGTCATAATATAAAAGTGACATCGCCTATCCCGCCTTCGGCGATATCGGTGTGTGGCTCTCGGAGGGCAGGGACCACGTTCTTTCAATATACATAGTTAGAAATGAGCCCGTTTGGTTATAAGGTGGTGCTCATGCCCCATCAGATATCACGCTGCTAGCGCATAGTCCTGAAAGTAAACGTCATCGTTGGCGTTTATGTTTTGTGTCAGAACCCTCTTGCAAAATTTCAACTCGCCCCGTCGAAGCCATGTCACCCCCGTATTCGTTCGTAAGCAATTGCTTATTCCGTTCGGGTGGTAATGGACCCAACATACCTAGTCGGGCCCATTGATTCTCGGTATAATACCAATCATCAGATTTGGTGGAGGTGGTGGGAATCGAACCCACGTCCGAAACGCCTACTCTTTTACCGTCATCAGTTTCTTTCACGGTCTATTTATTCAGAAGAAGAACTGCCGAGACTAATATTTAAAGAAATACCAGCAACAACCGTGCCTCGATTCCAATCCGAATCATAAGGAATAGTCAAGTTAGGTGTTAGGGTAAAACCATCGGACAACTTCCAACTATAACCAACCCCAGCTTCTGAACCTGAAAATTCTGTTTCATCAACATCAAAATCTACTGAGTAATAACTATCCAAACCGAGGATACCATAACCCACTTTCACTGTCGAATCAAAATCTGTATCATTGACATTCCAATCAAGTGATGGTGTAATTGTAGCACCCCACTGACCAAAAGATGTTTCTAAGCCAATAACATTATCATTATCAGCCTGGTGATCTAAACCAACAGTAGCATCAAGTGCACCAAGTAATGTCGTAGAATAAGAAATACCAATATCAACTGTATCACTAGTGGAAATTCCTAGGCCATTATGACTTGCAGAAAATTCATTTCCTGATTGGTCAAATGATACCGATGTATCACCTGTACCCACAGTAAGATCGTGCGACCAATCCGTTGTAAAAGCCATAGCACTTAATGGTGCCATGCATAGTAAAGCTACTAAAGTTTTTTTCATTGATTTCTCCTTTGTTGTTAAAAAACTACATCTGTGTGTTTTTAATCACACTATTAATTAATATTTATCTAAACGACAGGCCTGGGGCATCATATACAAAATGAAATTCTTACAGCTGTTGTAAATTAGCATCAAGATCCTCATAAAATTGATCCATCATAGTCTCAAGTTTATCTTCAAAATCTTTTGTTTTCTTTTCAAATATTTGTACCTGACCATCTTCAGCTACCATCATAATAACAATATCATCAATACCTATACCAGTATGTTCTTCATACATTGAAGCATAAGCAGTACACTGTATAAAGTAATCGTCAATCCATTCTTCCTTCTTAGGTGTAGTAGTAGTTTTAAAATCTACCACTGCCAAGGTTTCATTATAGACACCAATAAAGTCACAACGGCCGGCAACTTTATATTTTGATGAATACATACTTTGTTCTAGAAGTAATGGTTTTCTCTGAATTTTCTCATCAAAATAAGGTTTCATTTCCTTAAACATACAATAGGCAAGAAAGTTCTTTTGTTTATGATCTTCTTCCAACTTGGTACTGAATTCAGGATCGGACAATATAAACATATCTTCACATATGTTATGAAAGGCAGTACCACGGCGAGCAGCTTTACCCGACACAATGCGAGCTTGTTCTTCACCAATACGTTTACGCCATTCTTGTAGACCTTTCTGTTTACCTTTCTGTTTGCCTAAAACGGTGGTAATAGATGGATACTTATTACCATCAGGCGCCTCATAGAAGCGCATACCATTATGGGTATGTACCACCAGTTCTGGGAACTCAAAATTTTCTGTATTCATAATATAATTATACTCTAGTTAGAGATTAAAGTCAAGCACTATCTGGCATTTTCCCTATATTAGTTTTAGCAATTAAATAGGATCTTACTAATCCACTACGAATGATATCACCGATACCAAACTCTACCACCTCAAACTCATCCATTGTGTCCAAAATAACTTGGAAATTAAGATAGCCAGTCTGCTCACCATTATTTCTCCTAAGGTCTGATTGTGCCATATCTCCGGCGAACATAATCTTACTGTTCTGTCCTACACGGGTCATAATGGTGTCTAACTCTTGGAATAATAAATTGGATGCTTCATCTACTATGATAATGGACCTATCAAATGTTTGACCTCGCAGAAAAGAAGTTGAATAAAATTCTAAACTACCTTGTCCTACTAGTTTATCATAAAGCTGTGTAAATTCCTGTTCGTTTGGCATCTCAAAAAGATACCTAACTAAAATTCTATAAGGGTCTTGATATAGATTAGCCTTCTCATCTAGTGTGCCTGGTAGAAAACCAATATCTCTAGATGGTAATAGTGATCTTACTATAACCACCTTATCATATGGTGTGCCTTTATCTAATACTTCCTTGAAGGCCAAGTGAAGTAATATAAATGTTTTACCTGTACCAGCAGACCCAGTTAAAAATAAATTCTTATCGGCCGTGTAAGCTTCAAACGCCTTCTGTTGGGCTGGGCCTACAGGTTCTATTGGAACAAGATTTTGGGATGTGATGTACAATTTTTTATGCCTACTCAAAGAATAGTCCTCCGTTTAACATTAATGAACTATTTATTTTAGAAGTATCTTAGACATCTATAGTACTTCCACGATTTTTCTTTTTAATCTCTCTTAATACATCTTTCCAACCATCAGATGTACCATGGCCACCACCCTGGCCACTGGTGTCTCTACCACTAATAATGGCATTAGGGTTCGGTGTAAATATCATAAGCCATCCCTCTTGTTTCAACACGAGCATATCTGCCACTGAGCAACTTATATCTTCTGCTTCGCCAGTTTCTGGCGATATCATTCTATATTCCATCTAAATTTTCCTATTTATGATCTGTATTCTTTGATTGCCTTATTGGCCAATGCATCTGCTTTCTCGTTGCCGGGGTGCCCAGCATGGGCTTTTACCCATTCCCATTTTACACAATGCTTTGATATAGCCTTATCTAATCTTATCCACAATTCTTTATTCTTGACAGGTTTCTTATAGCCTATCCAATTTTGAAGCTTCCAGTTTTTCATCCACACAGTAATCCCTTTTTGTAAGTATTGTGAGTCAGTCACCATAAGAACCTGACAACTCCACTTCAATGCTTCGAGCGCCATTATTGCAGCAGTCAATTCCATTTTATTATTGGTAGTATCCGGCTCAGCGCCGTAGATAGGACGCTGAACGTGTGAATGACTGGGATGCATTTGTGAGTCTATAGTAAGTAATGCACCCCAACCCCCTATACCGGGATTAGGTTTACAAGCGCCATCCGTGTAGATAATAACTTTATTCATCTTATCGTTGTACTATCTGCCAAGAACCATCAGACTGACGGCAGGCAGTCCCGTAACCTTCTTCTGGATAACCACCAACATAAATGGTCTGTACAAACTCACGACAAGGAGCACCATTTGAAGCGGTGTATGTTTGAGTTGGCACTACCGTACCACTATTACCAGTGTTGGGATTCTGCCACTGACCTACTGAATTGTTAGGTGCAGTTTCTAATGTGTGTTGTACAGTCTGACCTAATAGTAATTGATCACGTTGGTCTAACTGTTGACCTATATTACTACCAAGCATTGCACCAGCACCAACACCAAGAACCGTCCATAACTCTTTATTACTAGAGTTCTGTCCAAGTCCATAGGCCAATGCACCGCCGGCAAGAGCACCTAATGCTGTACCAGTTTCCATTTTAGTTGCACAACCACCAAGTAGCGGAAGCGATACTAGACCAATTAACATTAACTTCTTCATTTACATCTCCTCATTTATAAAATATATGATTACCAATTTTAGCTGTCACTTCCATTGATCTTGACCAATATGGTTGGACCGAAACACTATGATAATGTGTAGCTCCATTTGTTACATCTTTCTCTATGTGCGCTATAAGAAACATATACACAGATTTCATCCACAATCTTCGTTGGTAGGTAGAGGTTAGTGGTATTTTATCACTCTTACCATCATGAGTCCACGAAAACTGTTTATCTTGCCATACTACCTCACAGATTGTATTAGGCCATCTTTTATCCTTTACTCTATTTAGAACTACTTGACTAACCGCAACCATTCCTAGACTAGGTTCACCCTGACTTTCAAAATAAACATTCTGAGAGCCACAATATATTTCTTGTCTATCATTTATATCTACCTTATCAAATCCCAAAGTAGACATTGCATGATTTAATACAGTCATCACAGCAAAAATTATTCCCATTGTTGGTGTCATTACTAGTTACCTTCAT